TGGGCCCTGAGTTGTTTCCATTGTTTGGTGTTGTATACCGGGTTACCGCTCATGGTGAGATCATAGGTCAAGGTCAAGAGATACTGACGCCCAAGCGAGAAGGGCACTCGCTCGGTTGTCGTCGTTTGTCATGGGTTGCGCGTGTGGTTTGTGTCCCCCACTATTTAGGGCAAGTAGCCCATGGGAGCCTGTCTATTTGTGTTCGGTGGACAACCATTCGCAATGTACGTTTGAACGCTGATCGGTCACTAGGCGCGACCGTCTACCCTCGTTACCGAGTGTTCCCAGAGCAGGGGTCAGATTCCTGCAAGGGCTAGTGAACGCCTCTGTGCGCTCTGATGGTGTCAATTGTGATGGGACGCTAGACGCGTGGCATATTTCTAGGGGCTGTGGATAACCGTGCGCTAATTTTCTCTAGGTCTTTGGGCCGCCAGACGTGGACCTCTTGTCCTGCGTCCTCCAATGCGTTGATCCATTCCCATTGCGTGTTACTGACGACGCCTTTGGTGGCTTTTAATTCGACATAAATACACCCGCGACTGGCATGGACGAGGACGAGATCGGGAAAGCCTTGGTCGCCTGTGTTGGGTGTGATCCATCTACCCGGTCGGATTTGTGCGGGCTGAGTGTGCATAACTTTCCAGCGATGCAACTTAGCCAAGGTGATGACAGCCTTTTGGAACTCGGCCTCAGATGGGTCAGCCACCGTTCATCAACCTGTCTATAATCTCGGACGCTTCACGTTTTGTGGATGGTGCTTGCCCTTGGTAATCTTTGGCTCGAAGCATTGCCATCTGTTTTGGGGTTGGCGGTTCGCTGGATGAGCCGAGTGATTGTGTGCGTGCTGGTGTCGCGTTAGTGGTCGTTTGTGGTTCTTGCCCTTGGCGGTACACCTTGACCATTTCCTCCAGTGAGGCACGTTTGTTGGAGCCTTGATACTGGTAGTTCGCAAGTGCGCGTCCAGCGGCCGAAGTCTCACAGTTTTCTAACGCGCTTGTTTTGTTGACCATTGACGAGCCTCGGACTTCCTCGGCAAACCCTGTCGTTGTCGGTACTGGGTCAGCAATGTCGGCATATAAGGATGCTTTCATGACGATTCGAGTGCCGTCGTCCACAATGATCTCGGTGACGATGCGTCCGCGTGGGCAGTCTTTCCAAAACAGTGGTAAGCGTTCTTGCACTGATGCGTAGTCGGCTGGGTTGAAACTCATGTTTCCATGTCCTTCATGTGTCGGGCCTGTGCAGGCGTTTGGTTTTTGAGATTGTTGACTACTCGAATCATTGACACGCAACGGGCAGTTTCCTCAACTGTCATGCCTTTAAAGCCAAACTCCTCAGCGCATTTCAGACATATGCCGCGCAACTCTGTACGCATCCGCATATCAGCCGAATTAAAACCTGACGCGCAAATGTTGCAGTTCACTTGAAACCGCCTAGCCTCATGGCCACGATCGCATCTTGAGTTGACCGGGTCAGGTTGGACAGATAGATGCCGTTTTCTTCAGCGACATAAGCCAACTCAAAGAGCGCCTTTCTAAGCATTGCCACGTCGTCTCTGAGGCGTTCAATCTCCCAAATAGATGCCTTCATCGCAATATCGGCTTTAGTAATCATGGCGGTCAATTCCGCTAATTCTTTAGTCATGGTCGGGGCTCCTTAATTTGTCGGTATTTGCCGTCACGGTACACGAGCGGTGTCGCTGGGTTTGTGTCGGATTGTAGTTTGCGTCGTTCTTTCCATGTGAGACCCCCCCATATGCCGTAGCACTCCAACTGTGTTGTCGAATACTTCAGGGACTCGGCGAGACATTCAGGACGGACCACACAGGTCGCGCAGACTGCTTTGGCTTCAGCGATTCGGGCTTTGCTGAATCGTTCACCCGGTTCAAAGATGAACAAGTTTAGATCCATGCCTCGACAAGCTGCGTGATCCCACCAGCGATCTAGCACAGTCGCCACGGTTTCCATCCGCAACCGCCTGTCTCAGCGATGTCGGAATAGAGCAGATAGGCAAAACGCAGGTTCAGGGTCGGGTCGCTCATGGATTCTTCCATTGGCATATTAAAAAGTTGCTCAACATATTTGCGATGAATTTCATTGATTTGGGCGACACCATGATCGTGTCCGTTAAACGATGGGTGAGTGTAACTGACGTTAAGACAGCGGGTTTCTTTCCAAAGTAGGCGACCCAACTTTTCGAGTGTCTCAGGGTTGTTGGGCCAACCAACCGAGATCGCGGTCGGAAACCATTCTTGGCAGTGAACCTCAGACGGTACGGATACCACGGTCGTTGACGGTTGGGTCGTTGTTGTGGTAGTGGCCGCCGTGGTAGTTGTTGTTTCTGTGAGTTCCTCTGCGCGGTCCTCAAGTTGTTGGGGTGTCAACATCCCAAGGGTGACCGTTGAGGGCACAGGGACGGTCTGAAGGGGCTCTGCGTTGCCCTGTACGCCTGTGATTGCCCACAAAGCGCAAGCCCCATAAGTTAGAAAAGATAAAAGTAGGAATCGTTTAAGGTTCATTAGTAGTCCTCTGATAGGTCCGCAACTGATTTGCGGGTGCTGAAAAAGCCTTCAAATATCGGGTTTTCTTGCATGATTTCTCGAGCCATGAAAGCGCGGTAATTGTTGTTGAATTTAAATTCGCTGGTGGGGTCGTTGGTTGTTGCGTGTTGATAACGCAACACTTCGACGAGAGCAGCAATGCCGTAGTGCGTGTGACCTTGAATGTGCAGCTTGTAGACCATCTGCAGTAGTGCGGGCATGACCCACGGGTTTGCCTCTTTAAAGGCTTCGTATTTAAGTTTCTCGGCTGGAACAGCGAGAACGTCAAAAAGGGATTGTTGCATTGCTTTCCTCCTGCGGTCGGGGTCCACCTATTGGGGGACGCACTTGGTTGCCAGTCATTTGACCGACTCCCAAGCCGATTGTCAAGGCACTACGCAAAGATTTTGGCAAAAGCCTTTTCTACCAGTTCGGCAGAATCTGCCATTTTGGGTGAAATTTCTACATGGGTCCAATCGCCCATGGGGGTGCCTGCATTGCGTTGTGGGGTCCACGCCTTGAACGCGTCACGGTCGCATCGGTAGCCACCGCCATATTTGGTTAGGTTCGGGATCGGGCAACCTACGCCGTCGTAGCAATGGATCTCTTCTATGCCCAAAATGTCGCGGTGAGCAAACAGGAATTCAACCATGGCTTTGCGTGCGTCCGCGTTCTGTTTGGCGGTCCCTTTACCTTTAAGGTCCACGGCCCTCCATGTTGCGTGGACGCTGAGGTTGGCTGATCCGCGCATCGGACGGTTGGCGTAGATTCCAAGCGATTTCATGCCAAACAAATATTCCATGAATTCGACAAAGCGTTTCGTGCCGGGTCGTTCGGTTGGATGGTTGCCGTCTTTGTTGCCTGTGTACGGTCTAAGACTCATCTTTTTCTCCCTTGTCTTTGAGGCCGTTACTGGCGAGTAATCCTGTCAATGCTCCAGCGAGTACCAGTAGGACGCTTGATAGCACTTCCCACGCTTTGGAGTCGTTGGGTGACACTTCGAGAGGCTGTACGACAAACGCAAGCGAATACAAGATCATGCCGATGGACATGATGAATGTGAGCGATAGTGCGGCTCCGACCATGAGAACTAGGCGCGCTTTGATCTCGGAGTTGGTGTATTTCTTCACGGTGTAGTCGCTCCTGTTGAGGTGTCACATCTGGGCGCTGTGGGTTGAGTTTCGCAGTTGTTTCGAGTGCGGTCATTGCATCCAGTCACGACGAACATGAGGACGACTGCGAGAGCTGCGATCACGGCGAGAGTTTTCATCAGGCTGGCCCAATATCTTCCACTAAAAGCCATGCTTTTAATGTTGCTGAACGTGTGGCGGTACCAGTTCCGGCACTGGCTTGTGCTGTTGCTACGAAGTTTTGTGTACCAGCTGTCAAAGTTACGACAGTTGAGCAAATACCTGCGCCTGCATTACCTACAGTTACCATTGTGACGTTAGATACTTGTTGCAGGGTTCCAGTTAAATTTGTTAAACGTAAGCGTAATTGGAATGTGCCAGCGACTGAACCTAACAGGTTAGGTTCAAAGTAGGTGACGCGATAGTAACGGTTTGCTAATGCCGTAAACGATGAGCCTGTTATCTGTACTTCCTCAGCGGTAATCGTGCTGTCAGTTGCTGTCACTTCGTTGTATGCCATGACCCCACGGGGGAACTGGTTGCATTCTGTGGCGGTCAGAATTTGCCCGGGACTAAAGTCGTCGTTAGGTGAAATTGCCATGGGTTAAGGCCTCTCGGGAAAGTTAACGGTTGGGGCTGGTGTCCATGTGGCGGGGAAGTCGCGCAACTGTTGGCGGTAGGTCGCCCATGCGGTTTTGTCGGTTGGTGTGTCTGGGATCATCGCCCAATCGGATTCGACTAAGAGTTGGTCACGGCGTAGCCTCATGCGTTCTACCAGCCATTCGTCAGGTGCCGTGGTTTCGTGGTCTGCTAATAGGTTCATCATGCCGTCCTGTAAGTAAAGTTCCATTGCATACGGTCGCCAGTCGCCCAAGTAAACGGGACAGTAGAACTCAAAGTAGACAACTGCACATAAGTCCCACTAGCGGTAGTGATGTAGATTCTCGCTTGAGTCGCCGAGTTAATTGAAGCAAAACCATAAACCGACAAAGACCCGCTGGTGTCATAAAAGTTGACGACGCTAGAAGTAAAACCCGGGAAACTCATTCCCGTGATTGTTGAATCAGGGGTAGTCGGCAATGATATTGCGACGTTTGCAGCAGTAATTGCGCTAGTGCTACCAAAAATAAATGTTCCGTAATAGTGAGTCAGTTTGTTAACGGTGGCGTAAGCGGACGAAAAAGTACCGTCACCAACTGTGAGACCTGATGGGAATGTCGGCGTGTATGCCGTATAGGTGCCGATGACCGTGTTGCCGATAGCCAACTTAGTTTGGACTGCTTCCATAGCGTCGTTAATGTCCGAGTGCTGTTGAGCGTGCGACGGCGAAGTCAACAGACTGGTCGCAGTCGGATTAGTGAAAGTATCCAAACTTGTGGGATAAGTACTAGCCATGTTTTACCAACCTAACCTTGAGCCGTTGTCGGCGGAGTTGTCGTTATATTCGTACCCGAACTCATTGTAATCAATAGACGCATTGTAAGTGATGCCAGTCCCGCCAAGCACACCGTTGTATTCGTTATTCAAAATGAAACCGAACAACTGGGTGTCAGTAAAATAGACAGTCCACAAAGTCCGAGAAGGTGTCGCCTGACAAGAAATGCCCTCTATTTTGACGTAAGCATAGTTAGGGCCTTGCCCTGGCAACTTGTAAGAAATGCCTGCAAAGTCTCCTGGTATCGTCCCAAAAGTAGAATACCAATCCGCGTTAATTATTGGGTCAACAGACACATCAGTCCAAGACAATGAACCTGAAATAACGTCAGGGTCCGACAATGCTTTCGCATAAAACTCGGCTTGGCTAGTTGCCGTAGACGTTAACAGCTGCGTGTAGCGAGTGTATTGGCGACGAAAGTTTGTGGGTTCCGTATTGTTAAAAGTTGATTCGCCGCTCTGATAATCAACGGTCACTTGGTTTGCAGAGAGTTGAGTGCCTGCCAAACGGTTGAAACTGTAGTACGGAATACCAACGTCACCGTCCAAAACAAAGTTCCAGTCGGGATCTAATTGGGAACTAAATGAGTGCAAAGTAATCGTTGACCCGGTTGCAGTAAACGCTCCACATTCTCCCAACATGATAGAAGAAAAAAAGTTGAGCAGAGTCGAATTGCTAGCGACGGCGACATTATTAGTTTCCGTTTTAGATAGTGTCGGCGGGTTCATAGATGGCGGCGCGGTGACTGTGGCAGTAAATGTGTCGTAAATGTATTGCAACGATTCTTCAATGTATGTGGTGGAAGTATTCCAAGGGTATTGCGACAACGTTCTAATGACGTCAATGCCGCTAACCACGCAAGTCGAATTGTTTTCCGCTATCGCATCATTGAAACTAATGTCGGAAACATAGAAATATGAGCCATCTTGTAATTCGATGGTGTCAAATTGTTTAATGTTTCGGCATTGACTGTTCTGGTTACGGATAGTGATTGCGATCTGTCCGCCGTTCCAATCGTCAATGAAACTACGCCGACCTATCTCTAAATACAATGACAGAACGTCTGAAGTGAAATCTACTCCAGCGATAGAAACAGTCCAATCGGTTGCCGACATTAAAGGACGCCTTGCGGAAGTTTGCCGTAGGTGCGCGTGTACGCCTGTAACGCTCTAACTACTTCGTTAGGGTCTGCCCCTTGGACATTGACCGTGATCGTGTTTCCACCCATTGCGTGGTTTGGCGTGATGTTCCCAGACGACGACGGTGTAAACAACTCAGGCCCACGCTCACCTACAAGGTAGGAGCCACCCGGTGCGACGGGACCCCCTGCAGCTCTCGGGCCACGGAACCGCATCGCGTTCAGTTCAGGCGTATAACCACCAGCCGTGATGACGTTAATAAGACCTAAAGCGCGCTCAAGTTCGCCAGTGTCAACAAGGACTCGAATCTGATTCTTTTGTGAGTCAGTCAACGCAATAGTTTCGGCAAGATCAAGGATCATTAGTTTGGCGTCAATCAACCCTTGCTCATATTCGCTTAAAGCACCATCGGCACCGTTGAAAGCCTCAACCGCTTTTTCTTTTAATTTGTCTAATTGCGATCTTGCTTCAGCAACTTCACTATCAAGTTTTAGTTCGTCTTTAAGGTCTTGGAAAGCCTTGTCGGTGTCGCTAGTTGCTTGCTCAAGATCAAGCATTTGTTGCTCAAGTTTGTATGTGTCATCTTTTGCACCTTGCGCTCGACTGGCGTAATAACCCTGATACATATCCGCAAGGGCCTTAAATTCAACTCTTGCAATGGCGGCTTCGTCACCAAGCGACGCTAAATATTCGTCTGTAATTGCGTCCTCAACGACGCCACCAGCACCACGCAAAGCCTCAGGTAGTTTGGCTAGTAACTCAAGCAACTGGGCAACTTTAGGAATTAAACGCTCACCAAGGTTTATAGCGACTTTCTCAAATGAGTCTTTAAGGTCGTCCATGGCCGCGCGATAGTTCTTAGCCTTGTCAACCTCGTCTTTGTCAATGATCTTTGAGTCATCAACGCTGTCCAAAGATTTCCTAAGATCGTCCGCGCCCATCTCAATCAGTTCAGACATTCCTTGCCAGCCCTTACCAAGCAACTGCGCGGCAACCTTTGCTTTTTCAGCCGGGTCCTTAATGCCTTTAAGTCGCTCAATGGTGTTTAAGAATGTTTCGTTGACGTCTAACGAACCGTCGTTTAAGTAAACGAGGTCAACGCCAAGGTCACGCACCTTGTCGGGGTCCGCCCCAATGGTTCGGTTGAGTCGACCGATAGCGGCCTCAAGGGCGTCAACAGGGACACCAATGTCCCCAGCGGCTTCCATAAACTTTGAAGCATTTTCAACAGTTAAACCAGTGGCATCTGAAAATTTTCCTGCCGCTAATGCAAGGTCTTGAAACTGTCCGATTGCTTCAATAGCAAATTTACCTATTGCGGCACCAGCGGCGAGTGCAAATGTTCCAGCGTTGTTTTTGACTGCGTCTAAAGCGACTTTGGAGCCAGCCTTAAATTTGCCCATCCCGCCCTCGGCAGAACCTACAGCACTTTTGAAATCGTTAAACGCTGCTTTAGCGTTTTTGATGCCTGTGTCCTCAAGGCTGGTAATGATCGGAATGTTGATTGCCATTAGCGAATCCTTGCCATCTCTTGGTTTGCGTCCCGAACAACTTGCTTGATCGTGTCGTTCATCTCTCGTTCAATCATAGACAAAGAGTCGGCGGCCTTAGCCCACATAAAGCGTGAAGGGTTACCCGGCAGCGCGTTAGCAAACTTTGGTCGCTGATATTTAGCCTCACGCTTAGAGACTCTGCCCCCAGCCTTGCCAGCCATGTCTACAATCGCCACAGGCGCGCCCTTGGTCGTAATTCGCACAATGTTGACAGGGACGCTCATACGGGGCTCGTTGAGGTTCCTGCGGGGCTTGCGCGTGTCAATCTTGATAACCGAGTTCTTGCGGTTACTCCACCCGGTGCGACCGTTGTGAGCCATTCCAGATAACGGAGGCGATGTCGGAATTGACTGGTTAATTTCAGCCAACAAGGGTTTAAGGATTGCTCGAATGTCCTTGTTTAATTCCTTTTTAAGTGAAGGGTTGATTTTGCCAAGTTCGCGCAAAGTCTCGGCTACACCTTTCACTTGAATTGTCATCGCTTGTGTTTCGCTTTCTCGTTTTCCTCAACAAGCAAACGAACCATCTCATCCACAACCGACGCAGGACACTCCATCAAATCCAATGGGCTGATGCCTGTCCTTAGTGCTAGTTGCGCTATGAGGTTGACTGCGCGTCCTGCTTTGGTTTCTCTTTTGGGACGAACGTGATGTCCCCTACTTTTTCAACCCACTTGGGGAACAGTTCCACGATTACGCCACTCGAGCGAACCGCGTCCCATGCCAACCAAGCCAAAGCCTTAAACTTCATGTTTTCTAGAAACTGCCCGACGGAAAGTTGAGGATGGTGATCCTCCCAGCGACACGCCACACCATAAGTGATCGGTGCCTCGTGTGTTTCTCCGTCGAGCATCTCTACTCGTAACGTCATACCAATCATGTCGGGGTCCTTTGTTTGTGTTGATTAGATCAGGCTACGGCACGAACCCAAGTGCCACCAGTGCCCGTGACGGTCATGGTGTCAAGGGAGCCGACGGTGCTTGAGATCGGCATAAACGACGAGATCATCATGTTAGAAATCGTGTAAATCGGATTCCCGGCTCCTGCTACGCCAGAGTCAGGCGCGACGATGACAGTGGTGTCGCCGTCGCCGACAACATCTGACAAATACTTTTCCACTGAGGTCGCGCCGTACTCAAGAAGCACAGTTGCCGAAACGCTCACAGATTGGAGGCCAGCGACAAACTTGTGCCCAGTGGCTCCCATGGTGGTGCTTTCAAGCGAGTCAAAACCTACTTCGAGGGTGATAGATGAACAGTTAAGTGAAATGTTGTTTGCGCCAATGGTGATTTGTCCACTGCCTTGGTAAACGATTGCCATGATGTTTTTCCTTTGTTAGTTAGCGTGTCGCTGTGAGTTTGATAGTGAGGTCGTAACAGGGGAGGTCTTGCGACCCGATCGTTGCGATGGATGGTTGTCCATTGACGACTGCAATGTTTGAGCCGAGGATGGTGTCCACGACGCCAAGGATGTAGTCGGTTGAGTCTTGGTTGCCGGGTGGCGATCCAAGGATTCGAATAGTGATTGTGACGTCACTGACTTTAGATGTTGGGTTTGCACCGTACGATTCAAACGACGGCAGTTCAATGAACACTGTGAGCGGTCGTGCGTTGCGTGGATCGGTAACAGGTTTGAGCCCGAGGGCCGTGAGCGATGCGGAGACCGCGTTGATTGCGTCCGTGAAAATGCCTGCCATTTCATGCACACTGCGATCGTTTAATGCCGAGCAACTGGTTGACTCGACCCAAGGTCATCAGCGGTGGTCCTGTCATGTCACCAAACGACGCGTAAGTGTCTCCAGTGGTCCCGCGTTCACGGTAAAGCCCTGCGGCGTAAAGCGTGGTTCCTAATAGCACTGAGCCATCAGGGACAGTGGTGAGACTGTCGTGGTAACCAGCCTGCACGCGACGCCTGAAACACCAAGCGTTGGCGGCCGCGACACAAGTCGTGAGGTAAGCGGTGTCATTGGCCGTTGCGCTGGAAATTCCCAAGAATTCCTGAGTATTTCCGACGGTTGTCCAACTGCAAGTCTGGGTCCAAGTTACCGTTCCAGTTGCTGAAGCCCTTTGATAATCATCAAAGTTTGATTTGACAAGTATTTGATTCGTGATGGTGAATTCATAGTTATATTCAAAGTCACCCTCACTAGTAACACCAGCAAAAAGAAAAGTTGGAATTGCTTGAACGATATAAGTCGCATCAAAATTGTTTCCTACCCCGGCAACGACGATCTGTTGACCGATCGTTATGTCGGTTGCCTCTAGGGTCTGAATCACGGCGTAGTCGTTTACACGCTGGGCGTGCGTTACGGTAAATACGGCCATGATTCAGAATCCCTGTGAGTCAGTCAGTGCGGGTCAGGCCTGAGGAATTTTCATGAACTGGTTAGCGTCAACCATGATCGGTGCGAAGTAGCCACGGAACGCGACGTCACGCGAAAGCGTTGAGGCTCCTGCGCCAATGTCGGCAACGATCGCGCCCTTTTGCTGTTCGTAGCAACGGAACGCACCAGTAGCGGCGGCGCCGACAATCGTGGTTTTTGCCGCAAAGTTGGTGTCGACTACAAGTTTGAGACCGAACACTGTTGATTCGCGTGAGGCGGCGTTCATTGAGCCGAACGCGTTCATTGGGCCGACCTGTGGGAACAACGGACGATCCGAAGTATCCGACAAGGATCCCAACTGGGCGAACACGTCACCAGAAACGAACAGATGGTCTGGCAAGTAGTTACCTGCGCTCAAGATCGTGTTTGCGCAAGCGTAAATCTTGGCTACCCAGTCAGCCGGGTCAGTCGGTGCGACGTTGCCAGTGGCTTGAGTTGTTCCAGTCAAAAGTGCATCGGCCGCGACATCGTCGGTAAACAATGCGTACTTGCGTGCAAGGTCCTCTAACAATGCGCCGAGAACTTCAGGATCAGACCAGTCAATTGAGGCTTCTGACAATTGCACGTAGCCACCGTAGATTGACTTTGTAACTTGAATGTCGTCAACGATGAACTGTCCAGCGGTGATTGTGGTGTTCTGTGTTTGTGGTCCACCGACTGACACGTGAGTCGTGATTTTTGGAACGATGAACACTTTGCCACCCTGCGGCATGGCTCGAGCGCCGATTGCATCCACGACGGGACGCAGGCCCTGAATTCCCGAGTAGATAGGGGCAACAATTGGCGTCGGCATGATGCCGTCCAAATCAGCAGTCGTCACTGAGGGAGCGGCGGCGCGTAGTCGAGCGTTGAACTCGGCGGCGACTGATCCACCAGCGAACTGTGCGGCAATCCATTCGCCAGCGGACGGCATCTTGAATTCTTGTTTTGCGGTTGCATAAATCGGTTGAGTCGCAACAGCGGCTTCAACGGTTGTGGGTTCTGACATTTCATCCTCCTCGGATGGTGTTGGTGGGGTTGTTTCTATTGGGGATTCTGTTTCGTCGGGTTCGTCGGCTTGAGCCACGAGGGTTTGTATTTCTGCGCCTGAAAACGCTGGTACGGCGACGAGCGATAACTCGACAAGTGAAGCGCGTGTTACGACGGTGGCTTTTAGTTCTTTGTCGTAGTACGACTCCTGAACCTCTGCACCTACACTCACCGCGTCATAAGCACCCGAGCGAATGAGTTCTACAGCATCTGCACTGGCCCTAGTCCGGGCAAACGTTGCGGTAAAGCCAAGGCCCTCGGGCATATCTGCCAAAGAGTTGACTGTGCCGCGCAACTGCGTAAGGTCGTGGCCCTCAATAAGTTTGGCGGCTTTCTGATTAACATCAAAAGCACCTCGCTCAAAAGCGACACGCTGACCGCCTAAAACGGTTGCAGTAATTGGGGCCCATGGAACTGCAATACCGGATATTGACGCAGGCGCGTCCTGATCTGATTTTGCAAAGTCCAAAGTAGGTAGGTCTGAAATCATTCTGATCATGAGTATTCGTCCTCGCGGTTTTGTGCGTTCAAATCTGACTCGCGTTCAACATTTGCTAAATCGTTTTCGTAGACGTAATCCGAAACATCAAATTTGACGTATCGTCCTTGAGGCAAAATTTGGTTCATGCTTAATGTCTGCTCAATGCAGTCAAGGTATTGTTTTGTCCCAAACAAATAAAGGTCTTGGCGTGCTTGTTGTGCGTTTTGATAAGTGTATGAACCCGAGACTCCGATGCCTAAAAGATATGGGGGGATTCCCGTGGTTCGTGAAAGTTCAAGTGCTTGGAACTGGCGACTTTCCACTAATTGTAGGCGATTTGGGTCGGCCGAAAATTCCTTGAATGTGATCACTGAATTTAAGGCGCCAATGGCACCTACCTGTCGAGCGTTACGCCAAGCGGCCGCAAGTTCTGACAAGTCCTCGGCTGACATCGGTTCGGATGCGTCGGTCTGCTGAAGCCAGCCGGCCGCGATTTCGTTGACTGCAAAACGGTCGGCGGCATTTTGTAGTTTTATGGCAGTAGAAATTGCGCGGTTGCCTGTGTAAAGCAAACCTTGAGTCGGTGCCAAGAACTGGATGACATCATCAGTATTAAGTTGGATACCGTTAAAAGTCATGTTATCGGACGGTCCGAAACGCTGTGCACCGGGCTGGTCAACTGTGTTGACCATTGCGGCAGGGAGCCATTGAAAAGAAAGCGGACGGCCTGTCGCTTGTGACCGTGAAGTAATAAACCAGTAGCCCGAGCCCCACAAAATAAGGTCAGTGACTAATTGAGCAAAAATAAAATTGCGCGTCACTTTAGGATCGGGTTGATCCATCCACTGTTCATTCGGAATAAAAATTTCCTCGTACTTTTCGCCACTCCATTGCGTCGTGTAATGCTTCAATTCTAAACAACCGACCATTGACGCAATCATTTGAATTGAGCGCGCAACAGTAGGCACAGAGAGGGCCAGTTCTTGCGACGCCCCGACGGAGTACGTATAGAACTGGCCCACCTGTGCGGCAGAGCCTGCCGCGGCCTGTACGGGAGCAGACGCAAACGCTGGGGTTGCATTCACTTTCTTGCTACCGAAAAGAGCCATTACTAGCGATTCTCTCACAGATTTTGGTCTGTGTTAAGTACCCTCAGCCAAAAGCAAAAGAGGCACGCGACGACCTAATTGGGCGGCCTGCTTCAGCGGCCGCAAAAACCATGCAACGCGCCAAAGTGATTGCGCCGGGTGACTTTTGAGAACTGAGCGGTGCGCCGTCGTCCACCTTGACCATGACCGCTCTGGTGACGTGTTCCGCTAAGGCGACCTCCCCAGTGTGGTGCAACTTGTCCTCAATAATCATTCCGCGACAAATCGGGGTTGCCGCTTTAAGTTCGCGGTAACCGACTGGTTGGGTTCGACGCAAAAGGTCGGGGGGAGTGTGCGGATGCAGGGTCGGGTTAATACGCAACTGGATATCTCGGTCCTGCATTACCCGGTTGACTTCAGCCCACATTTGCGACTGCGAATCCACCACAAACTCAGTCGTCACAATCACACCGCCCTCATGCTGGACCGCTCGGACACCGCAATACAGAGTGTCGTTATCCAACGAGTTGTCAATTGCCAAAATACCACCAGCGGGCATTGGCACATTAGACAGACGTTCCGCCCACATACCAAAAGGTAACCAAGAATCAGTTGACGCAATCCAGAGGTTTCCATGTGCTCGAAGCCACGCGCCACGGTCAGGGCCAGCAAAAGCCTTTTCTAAAGCACGCCAAGTAATCGTTGTCCCTAACGCAGGATTAGACCAAGGCCACCACTGGCGATCCTCCATATTTACCCCGGGTGGAGGCGACCACTCGCACCAGTAAACGCCGTTAGTGATTCCTTTGTCAATTGCGTGCAACGCTTGTTCTCTTAGCATTTGCATCGCTTCACTGGACTGATCGCCAGCGGTACTGAAGCAGGCCAGCAGAGGGTTAGGTCGAGCAATTTGCGACGGACGAAACGCATCAAAAAGCACATCAGAGTTAATGTCCCAGAGTTCATCCACGCAAAGCAGATCAGGCGAACCACCGTGTTCGTCCGCTCGAGCGACACCCATGCTGATCGTAGATCCGTTGTGGCACAAGATTGCCTCGTCACCATTAGTTCGGCGCACAGTTGCCAAATCTAATTTCTCTAAAGTTGTCGCCAAAAAGCGCCACGTTTCCATAGCCCGTTTCTTTTTGTTAGCGACAATCTGGATTTCTTGCGGACGGCCCCACCACTCTGGGCCCTTTAAAGCCCATGCGGTACAAAGTGCCCGAATCATCCACGATTTTCCATTTTGGCGGCCCGTTCCAATGACCGCTTCATTAGCACACAATTGCCCGGAACCATCGTGACCCAACATCCCAGTCAAAGCACGAATCTGCCAATCCATCAAATCCATTTTCAACACAGACTTAGCCAAAGCCGCAACCTCAAAACCAAACGAATCCACGGCATCCGTAGGCGTTTCCAATCTGGGTTCAGTCCTACCCTTTTCGGCTCGATGCGCCTCGGTTCCTGCTGGTTCAGGCTGGTTCGGGGATAAATG